TATATTTGATTGAGAGATGAAGATGAGAAAATTTATACTACCAATTATATTAAGTTTTTTAATGTCAGGAGTCGCAACAGCAGATGTAGAATGGAACGCATCAATAACAAATGAATATATATGGCGAGGAATGTCGCAAGGTAAAGGTGCGGCCGTTCAAGGTGGTATAGATATTTCTGGTGAATCAGGGTTTTGGGCTGGTGCTTGGGTGTCAAATGTAGATTTTGATGACAACACTACTTACGAACTAGATGTTTATGCTGGATATAGTTTTGGTCCTGTAAGCGTTGGTTACATTTATTATGCTTTTCCTGATAACACAGATGAAGGATATGATTCTAGTGAAGTAAATATTTCTGCTGATATTGGTGCTTTTACAATTGGAGCAAACATATTAGCTGACGCTGATTGGGAAATGGATTTTGGTGATGAAGTTTATTATTCAATAGATACTGCTTTAGGTCTAAACGATAATATAGATTTAAACTTTCATCTTGGTTTTTACGATTATAATATTGATGATGATGAAACAGATTACGGACTGTCTATTGATTTTCAATCTGGTTTTTCATTTGGAATAATCGACAGTAGTAGAGATGACAGCAATCCCTTTTTTATAATTAGTTACTCACTTAACAGAGGTGAAGAATAATGCCTTATGTTGAATTAAAAATACCAAGTGGAGTTTATAAAAATGGAACTGAATTACAAGCTAAAGGTCGTTGGCATGACTGTAACTTAGTTCGTTGGGATAATAATGCTATGCAACCAGTAAAAGGTTGGACTCAATTAGGTTCTTCTACAACAACAGGCAAAGCAAGAAAAATGGTTAGCTGGACTGACAACAATAGAAACAGAAGATTAGCTGTAGGAACACCAAACAAACTTTATTACTATACTATTGAAGGGCAACAATACGACATAACACCAGTTGGTCTTGCTACAGGAAATGATGACGCTGTTGAAAATGTTTCTTATGGTAACTATGTTTATGGAACAGGAAACTATGGCACACAAAGACCTGACCATGGTATATGGACACCTTGCACAACTTGGTCTTTAGATAATTGGGGACAATATTTAGTTGGCTGTAGCACAACAGACGGAAAAGTTTATGAGTGGCAATTAGGTAGTGGAACTGTTGCCCAACAAATAGCTAATTGTCCAACAAGCAATCAAGGTATAATTGTTACGGAAGAAAGAGCGTTAATGCTCTTAGGTGCTGGTGGCGACCCAAAAAAAATACAATGGTCTGATTTAGAAGATAATACAGATTGGACACCAGGTGGCACGAATCAAGCTGGTAGCTTTAATCTTAATGGTCATGGTAAAGTAATAACAGCAATAAGAACTAAAGGACAAATACTTATACTTTCAACTATTGATGCTTATACCTCAACTTATGTTGGTTTACCTTTTGTATATTCTTTTGAAAGAGTTGGTTCTAATTGTGGAGTTATTTCAGCAAACTCAATAGTAGCTACTGATACTTTTGCAGTTTGGATGGGTAATGGTCAGTTCTTTATGTATGACGGACTTGTTAAATCATTACCTAGTGATGTTAGCGATTATGTCTTTAGCGACATGAATGTTAGTCAAAAAAGTAAAGTATATGCCTTTAACAATTCTCAATTTTCAGAAATATGGTGGTTTTATCCTAGTTCTGATAGCACAGAAAACAATCGATATGTTGCTTGGAACTATAAAGAAAATCATTGGTCTATAGGTAACTTAGCTAGAACTTGTGCAGAAGATGAAGGTATATTTTTAAATCCTGTTATGATTGGTGCTGATTATAAACTTTATGAACACGAAACTGGATATTCATATTCAGGTGAATCAACAAGTGTTTTTGCTGAATCAGGGCCATATCAAATAGACCAGCCTAACGGAAGATTAATGAATGTATTGCAGATAATACCAGACGAAAAAACATTAGGTGATGTTTCTGCTAAATTTAAAGTTAGAAACTATCCAACAGGAACAGAAACAACATACCCTAGTAGTGGTTCTTTTACTTTAGATAATCCTACAGATGTAAGATTTACTGCTAGAGAAGTTAAATTTAGAGTTGAAACTGCAAGAAACGCCGATTGGAGAGTAGGTAATATGCAAATCTTTATAAGGTCAGGTGGGGGTAGAGGATAATGAGATTACCACTACCAACTCCAGAATATAGTTCAAGTATTGCTCAACAGACAAATAATACTTTAGAACAAGAAGATAAAAAAAATTTTAAAAAAGATACTGATATAAACATTAATGATGGAAGATTAATTTTAAAATCACCTAATGGAACACGATATAATATAACAGTTGATAATTCAGGTAACATAACAGCGAGTTCAATATGATAGAAAATTTTGAAAAAAATTGCAAAAATATACAAAAGGCATTAGATTATGGAAAGAACAGTCATACTTTAGAAGATGTAAGACAAAGTATAGCCAAAGGAGATATGTATTATCATTCTCTTGGACACTCCTTCATCATAACAGAAGTTCATGCTTTCCCGCAATATTATAACTTACATGGTTTTTTAGCTGGCGGGGAAACAGAACAGTTAAAAAAACTAATACCAATATTAGAACAAAAAGCAAAACAAGTTGGCTGTAAATACACAACCCTTACAGGAAGAAAGGGTTGGGAAAGAGCATTTAAAGATATAGGTTACAAACCTACTTTCTTCACCCTAGATAAGGAGTTATAAAATGGGTAAATCAAAAGGTAGTCAAAGTTCAGAGTTAGACCCAGCAATCCGCGATATAATGACAGAAACTTTTGGTTATGGCCGTGATGCTGTATCAGAAGAAGTACAAGCTGTAGGCCCAGACGGGCAGCCTCTTTTTAAAGTAGAACCTTTTACAGGAATGAAAATCCCTGTAATGACAAGAAAAATGAAAGAGTATGAAGAATACACAGACCCAAGATTTGCTGAAACAGATACTTATACATCAATAGGAGAAAGGGAAGCATTAAGGTTTTTAGGCGGAAATCAATTTGCAGAAACAGATAGATATAACGATTTATATGGAAGAATGTCTGAGGCCGCTAATTACACACCTGAAAATATAACTTCAAGAGATATAGCTTCAAGAGATGTCGCCGCTGGTACTATTGACTTACCTAGTGAAATAGCTAGAACAATGGTCAGTTCAAGAGATGTAACAGGCGATAGAGTTTTAGACCCAAATGACATTACAGCAAGGGAAGTCTTTGAAAGAGATTTTAATATTGAGAGAGTTGATACTCCTGATGCAATAACACCAGAAACTTTTTCTGGACTGTTAAATTTAGACCCTTACTTAAATCCATACAATGAATTAGTAAGAGATGTTACTATTAGTGAGATAGAAGAGGCCAGAGATAGACAGCTTTCAGATTTACAATCAAGAGCAATACAAGCAAACGCTTTTGGAGGTACAAGAGAAGATATAGAAGCTGGTCTTATACAGAACCAAGCACTACAAGAAATAGCAAGACAAACAGCTAACTTAGGTAAACAAGGTTTTGATACTGCCACTCAATTAGCTACACAAGATTTAGGCTTATTAAATCAAGCTGAAAGAGATAATGTTTCTAACTTGATGGAGGCGCAAAGACTAAACCAAGCTACTGATTTAGCAGCTGAACAATCTATGTTAAATGCAGCTATGGAAGCACAGAGATTAAATCAAGCTAGAGATTTATCACTAGGTCAATTTAATACAGAAATGATGCAACAATCTGCTTTAGCAAATCAAGCCAATGCAAGAGAAATTGACTTAGCAAATGCGACTAGAGATTTACAAGCACAAGGCATGAATCAAGAAGATGCTTTCAGAGTTGCGCAATCTAATATTGATAACAAGTATAGAGCGCAAGCACAGAATGTAGCTAATACACTTGAAGCAGATTTAGCTAATCAAGCATCATCATTACAAGCAGATTTAGCCAATCAATCATCATCATTACAGGCCGATATGTCGAATCAAAGCGCTGGTTTAGCGGCTAATGAATTAAATCAAGGCGGGTTATTAAATGCTGCTAATTTAGCATCAGGGGTTACGGAATCAGCTTTAAATAGATATGGCGCTATGACTGAAATAGGCGATAGAAGAATGGCAAGAAATCAACAACAATTAGATTTTGATTATCAACAATTCTTAGAAGGGCAAGAATATCAAATGATGTTAGCACAATTCTTAGGTGGTTTATTAAGTGGATTCCCAACACCTATGAAATCAAGAGGCAAAGAAAGTGGATTTACACTAGGTTAATATTAAGGAGATTATAATGAAAAAATTATTAGCAATTATACCAATAGTTCTTATTGTTGGTTGCGCTGGTCATATTTCGATTCAGACACAAACACCAAAAGATACTGATTTAGAAATAGTAATTAAATCAAAAAAACACGAGTCTTAAAATGTTAGATGAAATGCTAAGACAAATGCGAATGGACGCTATGAGAGGAATCGTAACTAGCGAACCTACTAATCAAGATTTAACGGGTGGTGGCGCTGCTGGTGGTGGTATGTCTTTAGAAGAATTAACAGCCACAATAAATCAACCTATTAGTGTTACAGGCTACGGAGGGATAAATGTAGGCCAAGACGGACAAATAATAGCACCAAGAACAGACCCTACAGCTGGTATTGCACCAGACGCTAGTGGGTCATCTCGATTAGGATATAATAAGCCACAATCAAGAGGAGGGCAAATTGTTGATGATATAGTCGGTAATCTACTTCCAGAATCATTATTTGGTACAACAGACCAATTTATGGACAGACAAAAATTTCAATTAGAATTAAATAAATTAAATCAAACAGACGAACCTTTTACTGTTTTTAATTTAAATGGAACTAATGTTAGTAATATGGTGATGGGGTCTGTTAATGATGTAAACATATTAGCTTCATTAACTGATGCTGGTCGAAGAGGTGGAAACTTTAGAGTTATACCTGATAGCAAGATGGGAAACTATGACCAAAATAAATCTATATTAGAAGAGGCTCAATGGATTAATAGAGAAACGCCAGCAGATAAAGCACTTACACTTATATTTGGAAAATCAAATACAGGCGGAGTAGGAACAGTTAATCCTTTTCCAAAACCATTATTCGACAGAGCAGAAAAAATTAATGATGAAACCAATAAAATCAATAATGTTAGTTTTTATTTACCAAGGTTTGATACTGAAGGAAATGCAGTAGCACCAGCAAGTGGTTACAGTTTTGGTATAGATTCTACTACACGCATAAATGATTTGTTTAGAGGTGAAGGACAATTATTTGGTTTAAGTGTTGACCAAACTATTGATTCTGATGCGACTAGAACAGAACAAAAAGTACCATCATCATTCGGAGATTACATTACAAGGTTAGAAGATAGAGATTTAATTGGTAGTATTCTTCCAGACATAGACCCTTCAGGTAGAAGGGCTAAATATATGGGTATGGTAGATAATGAACTAGCAGACTTAAAAGGTGCATTAGCAAAAGACATTGGTGATAGAGCAGTTTCTAACGCATTAAGGCTTGTTAGTAAAGTTGTTCTTCCTTCTTCTACGCAAACTCCAAAAGAAGGTTTTGCAAGAGCGCAAAACTCATTAGATACCTTACAAGAAATGTTTAGTATTTTACATGAAGAGGCTGCTTTAGCTGCATCTTATGGAAACCAGCCTAGTGAATGGTCAGCAGCAGAAAGTGAATTATATAAAGTG